CGTGTTCCGTTAGGAGATTTCAGGATTAATCGCCCATCGTTAATGTTTATATCTGTATCTTTCTTAAAATTTTTTTTATCTTCTTGTTCTAAAGTATTGTTTGTTTGTTGAGCGATACTTGAATTATATTCTGGCGATGGAAGTGGTAATCTCATTATCCTCTACCTCCACCTGCTCTTACGAACATCTGCATATTACCTACTCTCCAATCTGTGTTTCTTGCAGTTTCAACTCTAAATTTAACTTCTCTAGCAGTAAATCTTACATCTGTAGGATTGGCTAAGGTAAAAGAACCACTGCTAGGATATGTTGTTTCTGTTCCTGTAGGGTAATTTCTAACTTTAAATTTAGCAGAAACATCTCCTAATGTTTTTTCATCTGGTATTATTTGTAAAACATTCATTAATCTTCCGTTAGGTTGGTCTATTTGATAAGGGCCTGATTCAGCAAAAACTCCTGCTGATTCGCCTGTATATGAATATCCTGTTTCATGTTCGTATAATTTATAATCAGCACCAATCATCATGGGGTTTGTAAATGTTCCTCTATCTTCTGCACAAGTTCTAGCTAACTCACCAACAATCCAATGGTTTTCTTTATAGTTCCAAGCAACATATCTGTTATTTTCTGTGCTATCAGAACTAGGATAAAACCACCATATTTCTGAACTTTTAGAATTATTAAATCCATAAACTTTACTTTTTTGACTAACATTGTAATCACTAAAGACATAATCACTTACATCACTTGGAAGTGGCTTTACAATGCCATCAAATATAAAGAACTGTCCGTCTGAAAACCAAGCGGCAAAAGTATCAGTTGCAACAACACTATTTGTTGAAACAACACCACAATTAGAACCGACTCTTTCAAAAGAATACACAAATGGTAAACCTACATAAGTGGCTGAATACGCATCAACAGTTGATAGTATTAATATTTGACCTTTAACTCTTACTGCTGTTTGTAGCTTTCCATTACCATTAACATTAAAGCTACCAGATTGATTTGTTGCTGAAGGTGTCCAATCAGTATTATCTTCTAAATCTGACCATTGAACTTTTTTCGGGTCACCACCTGCACCAAGAACCATTAATGCTCTTTCTTCAGTTACAATTAGAGATTGTATGCTAGTAGGACAGTTAGAAATTAATTGGGCTGGTGTTGCTGAATTTAATTGCCATTCATACGCTTTTCCGTCTGTTGTGCTACAGCCAACTATATATTGCCCCCAATTATCTAAAGACCAAGTTGTGCAAGGTTGAAACAAACCACTATCAGGTCTTTGTGTTCCATAATTAGATGAACCAAAAGTATAATTACCATATCCTACACTTTGCGTAGCATCATCTGTTCCTGTAGTAAAACCAGCTGGAGTTATGTCGTATTGTGTTCCGTCAATAGTGTAAGCATAAAGTTTATTAGAAGTTCCTACAGCCAATCTTCTGTTACCAGCGTTATCAATCCAAGACAACATTCGTCTAGCTTTTCCTGTTGTTGTAGCTGTTCCAAACTGACTCCAACCTTTAATTGGTTGCATAGCATTATTATTCCAACGAACTAAATTACAATCATGCCAACGACCTTTTGATTGTAGTTCAGTTCCGTTCTTATAAACTCCACTTGGTATATCTAATTCAACATAAGGCATTATTCTTCACCTCTAATATCTTTTAATTTAGTTACTTCTTGTTCTAACATTTCTATTTTCATATCTTGTCTAGCGTCATCTGGTAGGCTACCCATCTCACCTCTTGGCCATTTAATTCTAAATTCACTATTTAACTCTATGTCTTTCATTTGTAAGTCAAGTTCATGTTCTATGAAATTTAGTCTTTCAGAAACGCCAAAATAGCCCCATACTGCTACTGCTACTGTTCCAATTATAGCAATTAAATTTCTTAGTGGTATCGCTATAACTGAATTATCTGAAACTTTTAAACTTTTTTCTACCATTATTATCTCTCAATCAAATATAATATTTCAGATATTTTCATGGCTGTTGCTTTAGTCGTTTTTAAGTCTGGTGATGTATCGTTTTGATAAGTAACTAACAAAACACCCCAAGCATCTTCTGAGGACATAATAGGACACGCTGTATTAACTATATCTCTATCTAAAGAGGTGCATTGACTTAAAACAAAATGACCAATCACATATTCATCACCTTCCATAAAATATCCTGTCGGTAATAAATCTTCGCTGTTTCTAGGTTCGTTATATAAAGGCACTATATTTCGTGCATCTATCCAATCATATAACCATACTGATTCAATATCTCTATTTGACCTTAGAAGTTTAGTAATTAAATCTTCTACTTTAACTTTTTTCTCAGGGTCTTTTTCATACACTTCTACTATTGGAATCTCATTATCTTCTTCAGCACCAAGATTAAGATATTGTTGAAAACCTATATATCCAATTACAGCTACAATTATAAGACTTGTAATCTTCATAACAAAAGCTGACCAAGATTGTTCTGGTGATATTATTCCTTTTATTGTATCAATAATTTTATCCATTATATTACTTTCTCATTTTCTCTATTGCTCTACTTGAGAACCAAAAACATACAACTGAACTTAAAATACCAACATCTGTTTCTGAATATATTTCTGGTAAAAACTCATGTAAATCACCACCATTTTGATACACTTGCACAACAGCTAAAGTCTTTGCAGTTAAATACAATCCTAATATTGCAAAAGTAACTGTAGGTCTTACAAGACCACTTAAATTAACTATCCATTTACTAGCATTGTTTTGAATTGTTTGACTGTGTTGATACACACCTGCTACTTCGGCTTCATCTGCCCTTGCTTTAGCTACTGTTATTTTATGTTTAGCGGCCATTTCCATTAAAGCTAACTCATGTTTTTGCGAACTTTTTTGTTTAAAATGGTCAAGCACGGCTGGTAAACCTGAACTAGCAAAACCTAATAAAGAGCCAATTAAACCGAACATGATTCTAAACACCTCTCGAAACTTTGTTTCATTATAGACTTATCGTAAAAATGTGCTTCAGATAATTTATGTGTTTTTGTTTTTATTTCATCAACTAGCTTAAAGATTACTGTTTCATGGTCTGAACCAAATAAAGCGATAATATCTGCATCTTCTTTTGTGTATTTTCTTTTTTCACCACCAATGTTAGTAGCAAAATTATATCTAGGTTTACCACCTTTTTTTCTATTGTAATCTCTTGAGAGAGCAGATTTTACTTGAATACGAATAGGTCTGCTTTTGTAATTAACAATTACATCATAACCTTGCGTATCAACAAAAGCTGTTTGATAACCAAATTTTTCAAGAATATAGCACACAAACAATTCTCCTATTCTTCCTTTTTGTCTATTGTTATTCCCCAAGCATTTTTCCAAACATTGTGGCGGCGGCAGCCGATATACCACTAGCCGTTAAAAAGATACCTATAACAATACCTTTACCTGACTTCATTTGCCCTTCAAGAGAATCAAGTCTTGTGTTTAATCTTGTTACTTGCTTTTCAAGACTTTCGACTGCTTCTATTAATTTGCCTTGTTCAAGTTCAGATAGACCACTCATGGCGATTACTCGTCATGGTCGCAGTCATAATGAACATTGTTAAAGTTTAAAGCTAAAATCTTTAATACTTTTTTAGCGTCATCTGGTAAAAGACTTGTAGGAAAAAAGCTACATACTAAAGATGATAGCGTAACTATACTTGTTAAAATTAAAAATAATATAATCATAAAAACTCCTATTCGTCTGGTTGTTCTGGAAAGTCAATATAAGGAAATCCAGATTGCTCTGGGAAATCTCTTAATGCTTGTCTGTATGTTTCCATTTCTTCAGATAAAGTTCTATCAGTAAGGGCATGATGGTCTGTTGCTTTTAACAATTCATCTCTCTCCCTTCTTTTGTTAGATTCGTCTGCGGAAACTTCGTCATCTGTCTTATTTTTGACAGTCCAACCAACACTCCACACTCCATCTGAATAAGTGGGAGTATCATCTATTTCCACTTTTTTATCTGAGGAAGTGTCAGGTCTAGCTTCTGCTGTAACAGGATAAACTTTATATGATTGTAAAGTTGCGTCTGTTATTTCTCTAGGAAAGCTAGTATCAGGATTATCTGATTTAAGTTGTGCAA